AGTTATCTCCCGATGTCTTATATCCTGCTCGGAAGAACGCTGCCTCTCTTGCTCTGTAAGGCTTCTGCCAAACTCTGATTCTTGCTGGGCAAGCTGCTGCCCCGCTAACCCCAACTCGGCTCGGCCTAACTCTTGCCGAAGGCCCAATTCGCCTCGACCAAGCTCCCCGCGAAGGCCGATCTCCTCCCCGCGAAGGCCAACTTCTTGCCCACGGACCCCCAATTCGCCTCTGCCAAGCTCTGCTTCGAGAGCCTGTTGCTGCGCCGAAAGGCCCAACTCGCGTCCGAACTGCGCTTCCTGCTGCCGGCGGGCACGCCGTTGCTCTTCTAAGCCTCCCCGTCCTGCCTGGAAACCAATAGCCTGCCGTACGCCTTCCTGCTGACGACGTGCCTGCTCTGCCCCCAACTGCATCCGGCCCAGCTCAACCTGACCCTCAAACTTGCCAAGGACATCAGCCGTGTCCCCACCGCCACGAAGCAGCCCAAGCCGACTCAGCCGCTCAATCTGAGCCTCTCTCGATGCTTGAGTCTCAGTTTCAAACTGCGCCCGCAAAGCTGTTGTAATAGGATCATCCTGGCCGGGAGCCGCAGTAACATCCTGCATCATCCGCTGCTGTAAAGCTCCACCAAGTTCCTGTTGCTGCTGCTGGCGCTGTTGACGTTGCTGTTGCTGTTGCTGGCGTTGCTGTTGCTGTTGCTGGCGCTGTTCCTGGCGCTGTTCCTGGCGTTGCTGCCGGAACCGCTCCTGCTGAGACACACCGGGGACACTGCCGTAACCTCGCCCCCCGCGCCGACCACCACCCCTACCGCCACGCTGTTGTCCGCTGAATCCCCTTGGCATTAGACCACTATCCCCATTTCAGGCTTCTCTTCAATCCCTACAGGCTGATAAACGAGAACTGTCTTTCTAATCGTAAATGGCTCATCTGCCTGACTGTTATCGTAACGCAACTGCATGGCATTGGAGTATCCTAACAATGTCGTTGTCGTTGAGTCCGCAATCGCCGCAGAGCGGATCGAAGAAACTCCAATGGTAAAAGCTGTTACCAGAGCATCTGAAGGATCGCCTACCGAAACCAAGTCCGTCTTAGCAACAGTCTCTGTGGAGACCGCCTGGACTCGGACCTCGTACGATGTGTCTTGCTTTTCAAACTCATGTCGAGCTAAGATCCATCTGTTCTTCTGGGCAATTCCCCCAGGAGCGGTAGATGCCGTTCTGAACGATGCGTCTATGACCGACCCGTTATCATTGGTCCCTGTGTTCGTTTTGTAGACATCTCCATCACTGTAACCACCGCCATGAACGAGGTTGTTGAAGTAGGCACTCGATCCGAAGGCGAACGTCCACGGCCCCATCCACCGACGGTTACGGAAGTCCCACACAATGGCATTACTTACCGTCGCCTGACTCCCTCCCGCAGCAGTAGCCAACGGCAGAAAAAAGAGACAAAAGTTTTTCTTCGCATCCGTCACTGCATGACAGGCACCGGCAAGGTTGTCAAGGTCTACCCGATTCCAAAACCTGTCTCCATCCAGCCCTCTGAGTTTCTGAGGCTCCCCTGAACCATTCCACTCATAGACCCCGTCTTCGCGGATGAAGAGCTGATTCCCCAACAAGTCATTGGTGATTGATCTGGCTGAGATTGCTCCGAAAGTACTTTGGTGCTGTCTTGAGTAAGGAGTATCACTGGAACCTGTAGGGTAAACCGACCAGATTCCATCGGCGTTGTGAATAGCCAAAGTCGTTTTAAGGGGCATTAGCGCAGTCACAGGGCCATCCGTGAGGAAGAAGTTGTTAACTCCCCACGTCTCAATGTCTACCGAATCACTGTAGAACGTCTTGTCCTCTGCTCCTGTCCCTCCGGCTGTATTGCCGAACCACGCTCTGTTGTCCCAGAAGACACAGGTCCCTGCGCTGGTGAACCGGCTGTCTACATCAAGCGCAGCGGCATTGCCAGCCGCAGCTGTCCACTTGATAGGCGCATTTACCCCATTGCCATTACAGCCAATCAACGTCCCTGCGGCGTTAGCCGTTACCCAGTACTTGTCTGCCGTAACCGTGACAGCACTTCCTCGATCTGTCCATGTCCCTGAGTGGTCTTCCCAAAAGCTGGTTCCCGCGAAGGCAAACACTCTGGATGCAGACGCTGAGAAGCGATGCTTGCCGCACCCCGTAACAGAGGGTGTTCCAGTAATCGCTGTAGAGATGTGCTCATCGTATCCAGCTCGGTCGGTAACGGCTCCAGAGTCGAGGATCTCTGTATCCGACATGGATGTCAGAGTCTCAGGAGGCAAGTCCACCGCAGGACGAGAGTAGTCCACACCCCCCGTCCAGGGACCGTACTGAATAACCTGATTCATTAGGCCAAAGTCCCCGCCTGCACTCTAAATGCGAACATTCCACCCCCGTCTCGATCTCCGAGCATCCGGCTGGATGGAACAAAGGCACGGGCATTCCTCTCCAGAGACTGATCAATCACAGATTCCATCAAGCGAAATTCCATGTTCGCTGAATCAATAGACCCCAACTCAGACAGATACAAACCCGCAAGTCCATGAATTAGAGCAGGCTGCACCCACGCGGGGAACTTGGGGGCTAAATCTGTAGCGTCATCAGCTCCCCCCGCATCCAAGTCTGGAATGAAGCGATAATACCGATAGGAGATCGTGTTCGTGGAATCAGGAGTAGGATAGATGTCCACATCCCAGTACCCCGTACTGGAGTTCAGGTTCTTCAGCAGTACAAGCTGTGCTTCTCCTGATTCGTCCTCGTCAGGATCAAGCACATCCGTATCCAACGCTGAAGAGATTTGCAGAGACCTATCCTCCGTCTCATCTCTGAAGGACAGCGGTTCCAACACATCGCTTGCGAGAGAGTATGTGCGAGTCCCATTGGAAGTGGTGATGGACGCATCCTGAAACATCCATGACCACCTCACGCGGCCCGTAATGTCCTTGGCCGCGAGGTTGAAATACTCTCGACCGTTGTCCTTGAACTCTGACGAACTTGCTGTCAGGCCCGCTCTGCGGAGTCCAATATCAAGGATCTTATTAGGCGTCATTTAAGCCTCGACTGCGCCCTCCAGCATGGCCTCTTCAAACATCACATCATCCTCATTCGGGGCTCCGAAAGTCCCGCGCTGATTCCCAGCAACCCACGCCTCCTGGGCTGCTTTGAGAAGCGTAGGGTTGTTCGTAACCCGATCAGGGAAAGAAGGCATGAAATCAGGGCCATGCTCCGCACCATCTGTAAGAAGAGCCGCCTGCTTTACCTTGTCATCCGTCATCTTCTTACGACGATCAATAGGGCTGTCAGAAGACGCCACGCCCAGATACTTGCGACCTTCAGGCGATTCCGCTGCCATGCTTACGACAGACGCAGCGACATTCGGGTCCGACTTGATCTGCTCCACCACAGCCGGAACAATCTCCTTCACTGCGTCGTTGACAATGCCAGGGAGAGCTTCTGAAATCGCTTCCGCAACCATCTCCTTAGTACTGGGCCTGCCCCGCTTTGCTTCGCTCATAACGACCTTTCGTGATGATAGGGAGGGAGCCGAAACCCCCTCCCTTGTAAAACGTTTACGCAACCAATCCCTGAAGAACCACGCCAACGTGCCCCGTGTTATCTGGAGCATAGCAAGCGAAGCCAACAAGAGGTTCAGTTTCTGCATCCTTAAGCTGCACTGCGCCCGCAACGCCGTCAGACAGCGTCAGGTTGTCAGCAACAGCAATAGTCCCGTCCGCAAGGATCGTAGCAATCCCGGCAGTCTGGAGCCATCCGTAGTAGTTGGCGGTGAACGCAATCGGCGTAACCCCTGAAATGATGTAATCAGTAGCAGCGGTAGCACCAAGCACGTCGTACCACAAACTTCCAACGATAGCGATGTCAGACGATGTAGTTACAGCGACCTTGAGCGGATCGTAGAGGTCAATATCCACCTTACCACTGGTCGTTGCGCCCGTAGCACTATTGCTCTTAATGCGATACTGGATGCCTTCACCGTCATCATCAGTGATCTGCAGCAAGCCACCCGCGTAATCATTCGCGCTGATGCTCGCAAGGGTAATCTGAATCGCTGAAGAGCCAGCAGAGATGGAGAATCTGCCAGCAGATGCGATGATGATGTCATCCGACTCAACCAGAGCTGTGGACGAAAGATCCTGTGCAACCAACAGTCCAGCGTTGATGGCAGCTGCGGTGTATCCGTAGCGGAACACGCGGCCATCAGACAACTCAATCTTCTCGCCAATCGCGTGTTTGGGCGTCGAAGACTCCTCATAGATTCCCTGAGAAGTCGTTGAGCCCGCACCGTGACCGCCGATCCCATTGATGGCGTGATTGTTATTACGATATGTAGCCACTTCTTGTTCCTTTCCCCCTTTTCGTCAGGGTAGAACCCTCATTGGCTTGAGGGCAAGGTTAAACGGGGAGGCTCAACAGCACCTCCCCGAATAAGGATTTACGCACCAGTGATAGCGGTAGCTACGCCCTGGCGACGGCAGTTGTCAGAAGTCAACTGCAGGCCCACCACCAAGAACGCCACCTTGGCGAGCTGGTTCGGACCCTCTTTGAAAGGTGTCTTTGCGAAGTTCACGCCCTTGAGCAGCTTAATCTTCATGTATTTCATGTTGATGAAGTAAGCATGGGAAGAGGAACAATCCTGATCCGCAATCACAGGAGCGCCGTAAAACGGCACACTGTTGCCAGTGCCGCCAACCGCAGCGAACTGCTGGCTGGACGCACCGCTCAACTCGGCCCGAGCATACCCCTGCGAGGACAGAGCCTCGCGGTAGGCCCGCTGGATTGCAGCCGTGGTGAGAATGTGGGTAGGAGTGTCGTTCCCCTCAGAGATCGCATCCCAGACATCGAGGAAGCGGTCAACACCGTCAAAGACGTTGGTGGTACTCTGAGATATAAACGTAGCCGAACTTGAGTTCGACGTGTTGCGCCACCATGAATTGGAAGCGCGGTTGATGCCGCCAACAGTGCCCGTAGTAGGACTGTCAGCAACGATGTCCTGCAGACCCAGCATGGACTTGCCAGACTGTGCCCCGAAGATGGCGGCGTTTACCACGTCGCGCATCGTGAGCATGGACTGATCCGTCTTGGATCTCAGAAGATTGAAGACTCTCTGCGAGCCTTTGTTTTCCTGCTCCTCCGTGAAGGAGATGGTGATCGGCACGGCAACGTAGCGAACCGGGAAGAAGGCGCTGGTGATTCCGTCAACGGCATCCGTGTTAAGGGTGTCGTAACCGTCGAACCACTCACCACTGTTCTTCGCGTACATCAGATTGACCTGGAACTCTTTACCTCCATCAGAGATTTCGAGTCCAGACTTCTTGAACGCTTCCAGAGTGGGGTAGCTATCGAAGATGTTATCGGTAGGCTTCCCTTTTCTGGACCGTTCGGTCGCAGTCCATGCCGCATCCCAGGTTTCAGTGGTACTGGTTGCAGCCATTTCTTACTCCGAGAAATGGATCTGCTTACAAACCGAGGCTGTCTATTGCCTCCAACGCTTCACTCTCCGTGGAACTTCCAGAATTAACAGGCGTAGAAGCATTACCTGGATTCACAGCACCGCTGCGCTTGCTCTTCGCCTTCGTCGCCGCATTCGTATTGCGAGCATTCTGCGTTCTTTCCGCTGTTTGCCCACTGTACAAAGAAACCAGCTCCGAAATCGAATAGGGTTCGTTCGTTGTGGGATTCACCGTCCCATAAGACTTGAGAATCACTTGCCCATAGGTGTCCACAAGATCCCCATGCTC